GTCTCGCCGCGAACCTTCGCCCACTGCACGAGGCAGTGCGGGCCGAACTGCTGGCACGGCGTGATGAACTCGAATTGAAGCGGAGAACCAACGGATGATGGACAACGCACAGCGCGACGCGCGCCTGTTTGGAAAGCGCGAGGCGCGGCAGCCGGCCAACCATGTCGGCCTCACGGACAAGGAAGCGCGCGACTTCTCGCTGCTGCGACTGATTCGCGGCGCGATCGACCCGACTTTCCGCGCACGTCATGCGGGCTTTGAGTTCCGCGCGGCTGCGGAGGCTGCGGCGCAGTCGGATGCGCCGGTCGGGCTGATGTTGCCGCGCGAGGTGATGGAGCTGGGCCTGCGCGACCTGTCCACCGGCACGGTCGGTGCGGGCGGTGCGCTGGTCGGCGACAACCGGCCGCCGCAGTACTGGGGCACGGCGCTGCGCGCTGCCACGCGGGTGCGCGCCCTGGGCGCCACGGTTGTTCAGACGCAGGGCACCTTCGCGGTGCCGAACGTCGACAGCGCCGCGACGGCGGGCTGGGTGACGGAAGGCAACGCGCCCACGGAAACCTCGCCCACGTTCGAGCTGATGAGCCTGAGCCCAAAGACGATTACGGGCTTTCTCGACGTGACCCGGCGACTGCTGGTGCAGGCCGATCCGAGCGCGGAGGCGTTCATCGTGCGCGAGCTGGCCGCCGCACTCGGCAGCGCCATCGACGTGGCCGCCATCAACGGCACCGGCGCGTCGGGACAGCCGCAGGGCCTACTCGGCACGGCGGGTATCTCCACGATCGCACTCGGCACCAACGGCGCGGCACCGACGCGCGCCGCCCTGGTCGACATGGAGCAGACGGTTGCGGCACTCCACGCTGACGGCAACGGATCGACGGCCGGCTTCCTGACGAATTCTCGAGTCCGGCGCGTGCTGCGCAACACCGAGCAGTTCGCGGGGGCTGGTGCCATCTGGCGCGACGGTCGCGTGCTCGACTACCTCGCAACCACCACGGAAGCGGTGCCGGCGACGCTGACGAAAGGATCGGGCACGAACCTGTCAGCGATCCTCTACGGCAACTGGTCGGAGCTGTTCATCTGCGAGTTCGGCGGTGTCGGCATCCTGGTCGACCCTGTGACGCAGGGCGGCAACATCGTCCGGGTCCGCGTGATGCAGGACCTCGACCTCGCACCGCGCCGCCCCGAGGCATTCGCCGCCATCGTCGACGCCATCGCGGCCTGATCGGAGACACGCCATGGAAACGAAAGCTGACCCCTACATGATGCTGACGGATGAAATCCGCAGCCTTGTGGAAGCGCAGGAAGAACGCCACCGCGAGCGGACTGCGAAGCTGCGCGCCGCCATCGAGGAACGCGACGCACTGCGCGAGGAACTCAAGCGCGCCGTGCGGGCGCTGGAGGATGCGCACGGCCAGACGAAGCGCGCCATTGAAATGGCACAGAACGGCATGGACATGGCCGAGCGGGCGCTCGAGGTGAACCGCAGCATGTTGGCACTGGAAGCGCAGCGCCGATCGCACGCGGGCGGTTAACGATGGGGCGCATCATCCTGCCCGACTCCGTAAGGCGAAAGCGCTTGTGGGATGCCGCCGGCAACAATCGGCTGACAACCGGCTGGCTGTCCACGCTCCAGAATCCGGCCGATGAGCTGCGGCAGGCGCTGCCCGTCCTGCGCGCCCGATCGCGGCAACTGGCGAACAACAACGAATACGCGCGGCGATTCCTGACTGCGGTGCAGGTGAACGTCGCAGGGCCTAACGGCATCACGCTGCAATCGCGTGTCGGTGCGGCAGGTAGCGCACGCTCGCAGGACATCGACCGCAAGGTCGAGCGCGCCTGGGCAGAATGGTGTCGGGCCGGCACGGCGACCATAGACGGCCGCATGAGCTTCGCGCAGTGGCTGGGCTTCATGGTGCGCACTACCGCGCGCGACGGTGAATGCGTCGCTCTGCACGTCACCGGGCGCAGCGCGGCCAACCGATTCGGCTACGCGCTCCAGTCGCTCGACGTGTCACAGATCGACGACCAGAAAGTCAGTCGCACGCCGCGCATCTTCATGGGCGTGGAACACGACGACGGCCAGCGTGCCGTCGCGTATCACATCAAGGGCGACGAGGCCACGCACCTGGCAGGCGCGCAGACAGTCAGAGCCGAGCGCATCGAGGCAAAGCGGATACTGCACACGTTCATCGTAGAGCGGAGCCTGCTGCGTGGCGTGCCGTGGATGGCACCGATCATGCTGCGGCTGCACATGGTCAACGGCTACCAGGAGGCCGAAGTCACCGCCGCCCGTATCGCCGCTTCCAAGATGGGTTTCTACACTCGCAGCCCTGAAGCGAGCGAACTTGATCCGGACGGCACCGACGAGGAAGGCAGGCCGATCAGCGAGGTTGAGCCTGGCACATTCGAAGCGCTGCCAGCGGGCTGGGACGTCAAGGCATTCGACTCGCAGCACCCGACAACCGCCTATGGCGCATTCATGACCAGTTGCCTGCAGGGCATCGCGGCCGGACTCGGGATCTCCTATCACGCGCTGACGGGCGACCTGTCGCAGGCGAACTACTCGAGCCTGCGCGAGGCGAAGCTGGTCGAAGCTGACGTGTGGCGCTCGCTGCAACAGTGGCTGATCGACAGCGTATGCCGTCCGGTGTTTGCGCGATGGCTGGAAATGGCGATTACCACCGGCGCGCTCAATGTCTCAATGAGCGACTACCAGCGCATCGTCGAAGCGTCGACGTGGCAGCCACGCGGCTGGGCCTGGGTCGATCCTGAGAAGGAGATGGCAGCCTACGAGAAGGCGCTGGCGCTCAACCTGATGACGCGCACCGAGATCCTGGCGGCGCAGGGCAAGGACTACGAGGAAACGCTGGAACAGATCGAGCGCGAGAAAGCGCTGGCCGCAGCGATCGCCGTCGAAGAACTGCGCGCCGCGGAACGCGCCCGCAGCATCATGGATCGCGCGACCGATGCAGACGCGAAGCCGGCGCCGGAGATTGCAGAGCGACGCGCGGCGCTGGCTGCGAAGCGGCGCGCACTGTCCGCGCTGACGACCAAGCTGGGCGCGATCGAACAACGATGTCGGGCCGCCGACCGATCGCTGGCGACGCAATCGCGTGCTGAGGGCATGACGTTCGCGGCAGACGCGCGCGGGCAGCGGATGACCCGACAGGCACAGATCACCGCAAGCGGATCGCTCACGCGCGACGGCGCAGAGCAACGCACGTTTGAACTCGCATTCTCGAGCGAGGAACCGGTGGACCGCTGGTTTGGCGTCGAAGTACTCGACCACGACCCCAGCAGCGTGGACCTGTCGTTTGCCGGAAGTCAGCGCGCCCCGCTGCTGTTCAATCACGACCCCGACCGCATCATCGGGCGCGTGGTCTCGGCACGTGTGCAGGCACGGCGCGGCCGCGCCACGGTTGAGCTGCCCGCAGGCGACCCGGAAGCGGAATGGGCCTGGGCGAAGGTGCGAGCCGGCACGCTCACCAATGTCAGCGTCGGCTACATCATCGAGCAGACCCGCGAGGCCACCGATACCACCGGGCGGCCTGTAGTGCGCGTCACGCGCTGGAAGCCCATCGAAATCTCGCTGGTATCGGTGCCAGCGGATACCACGGTCGGCGTCGGGAGAAGCACATGACCAAGGGCACTGCACGATTCCGCCTCGAGGGCGAGGACGCCACCGCGGCGGCGTTTCGATCCGCCCTCGGAAGAGCTGAATCGTTCTCTAAGCAAGCCTCCGCTGCGATGCGCGTCGGATTCGGTCTCGTGCTCGGCGATAAGGTCAAGCAAGGGTTCCGAGCAGTAGTCCAAGCGACGGCACAGAGCGAAGCCGGGGCCAGGTCGTTCGGCAAAGCTCTCGACGAAGTGAAGCGCGCCGCGGGCGACTTGCTGGCGGCAAAGTCCGGACTACCCGCAGCAACCAAGGCCATGGAGGAGCTGCGGGATACGCTCAAGGATCCGTCCATCGTCACGGCGGCCGACGCTTTCACGAGTACGCTCATCTCTGGCTTCGGCAAACTCGCTAGCGTTGCAGCCGATGCGGTGGGCGACATCCGCCAGATCGCGCTGATGATCGGCGCTGCGGAGCCCGAGACGCGGCAGGAACTGATCGACGAGCTCGATCGCAAGATCGCGGCGAAGCGTGAAGAGCTGCGAAGCGTCAATGACCTGCAGATCGGCCCCGATGGGTTGCCCGTGCTCGGGTTGCCCGGCCGCACGCCAGAGCAGACCGAAGCGCTGCAGGCGGAGATCGCCTTGCTTGAAAAGCGCCAGCAGCTGCTAATTGAGTATCGAGCGACGGGCGCGCAGCTTCGGCGCCGGGCGAGTGGTTCGGTAGCAGACCGAGAGCGGCGCATGACCGGGCTCGGGTCCGCTATTCCCGATGCGATCGAGCTGTGGCAGCAACGAAGCGGACGCGGCGGCGGCGCCAGTTCCACGTCGGGTCGGTCCTTCGCCGACATACAGGCCGAAATCTACGATGACTTGGCAGGCGACACGCGCCGCGATATCGAAAGGACGATGGACGACATCAACCGCGAGTCACAGCGCGGCCTTGATGAGTTGCACGGCCGCTGGGAGAAGTGGAAGGAAGCCACCGGCGAGACTATCGGCGAGCTTTCGCCGTTCGCGGACCAGGCCGCCCGCAACATGCAGGATGCCTTTGCCGATTTCCTCTTCGACCCGTTCGAGGGTGGCATCAAGGGGATGCTTAAGAGCTTCGTGGACATCCTGCGCCGGATGGTGGCTGAGGCTGCCGCGGCCAAGATCTTCGAGGCGCTGGGCTTCGGTCAGAAAGGCGGCGGCGGTGGGTTTGGCGGCATCGGCAACGTGCTGGGCGGCGTCATCGACGGCATCACCGGCATCGGCGGGCCGATCAGGATTCCCGGCCGCGCAGCGGGCGGGCCGGTCACTGGCGGCTTCCCGTACATCGTGGGCGAGCGCGGGCCTGAGCTGTTCGTGCCGCGCTCCAGCGGCAATATCCTGCCGAATGGTGCCGGCGGTGCGTCCATCGTGATCAACAATTACATGGACAACCGCGGCGCAACGACGGACTTCATCGCTGCCATGCCCGAGATCCTGCGCCGGAACAAT